TTATTAGTTCTTCTGATTTAGGATTCGGGTCTAGAATAGTAGTCTGCCCTGAATCATCGCTAATTTTTCGCATGAGTATATTATTTTTTTTGTTATTGTATATGTTCTATCGTTTCTTGTTGTTTTGGTGTCTAATTTTTCTATTTTTTTATAGTAAACACCTATTTTTTCTTTTGGTATTTCTTCACCAGTATCTATATCTACATAGGTGGTGACCGTGTTCCATCTATATTTTTCATACATATGATTAAGGTTTTTTCTTGTTAAGGAAATCTGATACTGCTGTAAGCAATCTAAGGATAATTGCTGTACCACTCCAGTTGTTAACTGTTGGAATTGCCCTTGCAACTACTTCGTAGCATCCTGCTACAACTGTGATAATGATTAATGGTGTACTCATTTTGTTTGTTGTTTTTAATTATTTGGGATTATTCCCGTACGAATATATTTATTTTTTTGATTGCATCACTATAATTTTGTAAAATAGTTATTCTCGATTTTGTATGGGGCCCGTAGGATTAGCCCCTGAAATCGGGAAATAACTATTAGGCTCGATTCCTTCTGCTGGGTCGTATTTTATTTCATTTTTTTCATTTTCTTTTTTTATTCTTTCTAGTCTCTTTATATTTCTTAGGTTTTGTTCGTATTTAATTCTACTCCAGTTTTTTTCATCATCTCCATAGCCCAGTTGTTTATTTAGTATTCTTTGTTGGTTCAGTACATTGTAGTAATCTGTCTCATCCTCTGATACGTCTATTTTTATTTTATTTACATATCTTATGTTTTTGTCCAGGAGCTTTAACCATAGCTTCTCTTTTTCTTCTTCTGTATATATTTTGTTTCTGTAGTATTTTGGCATTGCTAATCTTATACCGTTTCTAGTTGTATATAACTCATTAGTTTTTTTTTCATTATATGCATTTTGTTTACTATCTATACGGTTTAGATAATTTTTGCCAATGCCTTTACTGCATAATATTATAGGGATATAATATTTATGCTTTTGATCTATTTTGTGTACGTATTTTATTATGTAGTTTACTGTTTTTTCGTTGACGTAGTCACCTATCCATACGTTACCGTATTGCCAGATGTTTGTAATTTCTTGTATTTTGTTTGTCCATATTAATCCATGTATATGCATTCTTTCTGTATTTGTTTGTCCTAATTCTGTTACAAGCCAATGTTTTACGCTTGTTTTATATTTTTTTCGCCATCTTTCTAAATATCTTCTTACTGCTATTGTTGCTATTTTATTATCTCTGTTGTAACCTGTTATTTCTTTGTCAATCTCCTTGTCAATATCATTTAATGATTCGTCTGAAAAGGAGAGAGTGACAAATTGTACACTTTGTTGTAGTCTCAACTCTTCGTGTAATCTTACTTGCCACTCTCTAGATTTTTGTTTCATGCATTCCATGCATTTCCCGCAACCTACGGGTACATATTTTGTTCTTTCATCTGTTATTATGGGTATGTTTCCCTTATTCTTTTGATTTGGTAAGTATTTACGGTTTAATATGAATTTTGGATATAAGCACATTATCTGCTCCTCATTGCAGAGGTTATTAGTGATACTACGGCTTGAATTGTGGCGTTATTAGCCCCCAAATGCCTTAACTTCTCTGTTAGGTCAGCTTCTGCTGTTTGGATTCGGGATTCGGCTTCTTTTATGCCTTTTTCGGCCAGTATTGTTTTATATGTTGTGCTGTTTTCTATGTTGGGTTTATCTATTCCCCAGTTTGTGTCAATATTTGGTGTTATACCACCTTCTCCACCTGCTAAGTAGTAATTTATTGCAGCTTCAATAGTTTTTGTTACTATTTCAGTGTTTTTGATTTTTGAATCTGCTCTGATTATTTGCTTAGCTTCTTCGATTGTTGCTATTGCAATTTCGTTTGAAATTCCTCTGCCTGTTGTTTCTGCTTCTGTTTTTCTGGTTTCTGCTTCTGTTTTTTCTGTTTGTGCTTGCATTAGTTTTATGTTAGCTGCTGCCATTATTCCACTTGCCAAGTCCATTGGCATGGGTTGAGGTGCTGGCGCGTTTCCACTTGCTGCGCTTCCACCTCCTTGTGAACCTGTTACTCCACCTGATCCACCGTTACCATATAGTAAGCCTGGATTTAGTCCGGCTTCTTCTAGCATAGCTACTTGTGCGGGATAACTTGTTTTTTTCCAAGTGTCTAGTTGTAGTTCTTGACCGTATTTGTCAAGTTGTTTCTGGTTTGACATTTGTAGGTTCATTAGGTCTTTGGTATTAGATAGGGATCGTGCTTCACGTTTTTTTTGTCCTATCATACCTAGCAACCCGCTTGCTACGGGTGCTCCTGCTGCTATTATTCCTTCTATTGGCATATTTTCGCGCTTTTTTAAAAGCGTCTGTCCTTATCTTGGTATATAAGAACAGACGCGTACCAATTTATTTGACTTCTTTTGAAGCTTCGCCGGCTGTTGACTCGGCTCCGCCGTTATTTGTTTCTTTTTGTTTGTCTTTGTTTTTGTCTTTGTCTTTGTTTTTATCTTCCTGAAGGAAGCCTTTTTCTTCCATGTTTTTAATGATTGGGTCTCTTTTTGCTTCTTTTGATCTGTGTACTTTGTCCATTGCTTCTGCTGCAATTTCGAACCTGTCTGTACGTATGTTATATGCTGGGTTTACACCGTCTTTTCGTTCAGTGTAAATTTGCGGTGAACCATCTTTTATGGGTTCTTTGTTTTCGATAAGCCTTTTTACTTTTAATTCAATTGGCTCACCTTCTTTCATCCTGTTGCATTGGATGAGTCCCGGATTATAATATGGTATTTTATACATTGCTTTAAATTATTAAATTTTAGATCTAAAATTGTATAAATTATTAAGTTTTAAAGGTTTGGTATTACTTTAGCACTCATTTTTCGCCTTGCTTCAATGTTACATCCTATTTGTACCCAAAAGTTTTGAGAGTCCAATGATGTTTGGGCGAAGATGTGATTAAATTTTGTAGGGTCTATGTAAGTAGTACCGTCTTTGAGGCTTCCGTCGGCATTTTTTGAATACCTTCTATTTAGCACCATGAACATGCTGTTATTTTCTTCTGCGAATGCTCCGTAGACTTTATTTACTTCAGTCATGTAGTTGATCCATGCAGGTTGTTTGCCCAGGCTTTTTTTGGTTGTTGCTCCTGTTGAGCTTGTAAGTACTGTATCTGACCACAATAGTTGTTCAGTTATGAGGTCTTGATATCCTATTGCGTCTAATGCCGGTTTATGAAGGTCATCATACGTTTTAAGATTTACAGTCCAGTCGTTTCCCTGTGAATATTCGATCCTGGGTGTGAGTGAGGCAATTCCCATTATGATTGAAGGTTCGTTAATTGTGATGTTAACTAGTCCTCCTTTGTGTTTGTCTGTTAGTCTTCCTCTGCCTGCCAGGGTTCCTAGTGGTTCGTCTACTGTTGCAGATTGGCTTATTACTTCCTGAAATGCCAATTCTTTTATTAAGCTTCCGTGATATATGGGGCTTTCTACAGCTTTGACTCTTTCATGTGTATATACTGCGTCTAACCAATCGTCGTAAGTTCCACCGGATATGGCAATTCTGTTAAGCATTGTGTAGACTTTTTGTGCAATATTGAGTGCGTCAATTGTAAAGCTGTCACCTGTTGTGTCTACTGCAGTTAGTTCCGAGACTCCGGTTGCACCTTCTATCCATTCTGTATTAATCCAGTTGTTGAATAGGTCACTTTGATATGTTTTGATTCCTAAGCCTTCCTGGCTCATTTGGCATGCATATTTTAGTGTCGAAAGTGATCCGGAAGCTACTTGCATTGGCGATCCATATGGTTCTGGTGTTGTGTTTATAATTGTGAATGCACCTGCTGCGGCATACCTAAGTATTGAGTCTCGCATGTCATCGATATTAGTGAGGTTAAATTCTTCCAATCCGAATACATTTGTTACGTCAATGTTTGGAACTGGTTCGAGATCGATATATGCCGTAACTCCATTTTCAGCTGCTAAAATTGTACCTGTTAGACGTTTTGTATTGTTATCCCAATGCATATTTTCAAGTAAGGTGTTTAATGTATCAGGGTCTCCGTTTACATGACATAATATAACATTGGGGTCTGGTATATTTGGACAGTTTGATGGATAAATAATTGTTACTTCTTCACCTGTATGAACTGTTTGTACATAACCTGAATCGAGGAAATTCTCAAGTGCTCCTTGGTCGATTGTTGCAGCTATTGGTGTTAACGCCAGTGTTGATTGTATGGCTGAGGTATGTATGAAGTATCCTACTTCTTCCTGTTTGTTACTGTAATAGTTTTTGTATATGTCCCAGTAAGCCAGGAATGGTGTTGCATTAAAATCTCTATAGGCCGGATTTGTTGCACCTGATATTTTACCAAGTCCGGAGATTCCTAGATATTTTAGTAATGAACTTGGGTTTATATGTTCGTTGTCATCGAACGTTTGTTCATGGTCTGCATGGTTATTTGCAAGTACTCTTATTTGTGGTAAGAATATATTGGCCATATCCATTCCTATTCCAAGTTTATTCATATGGAGTTTTGCGTTGTACAGTCTTAGTGGTATTTCGAAGATATCAAGCTGTACTTTATAGCTCCCGAATAGGGGCCCTATTGTAGGCAGTGTCATTACCTCTGCATTCAATTCGATTCTGAATTGGTCTCCTGGTAGTGCGAGTTTGTTCATGAATGGGACAAGTGTCCCTGATGCCATTGAACTACGCCATATATATGATAGATCATGTGTTGATCTTTCATAATTTTTGTAGCTCATTTCTTGTTTGTTGCCGGAACCAAGTCGGCCTCCTCCTAATGTTGTTTCCATTACTTTGTTATTTGTTTAATGTTATTACTTAGTTTGTCTCTTTCTGATAACATTTCGTTTATCAATGTACAAATCAATATTATTTTGTCCCATGTGATTCTTTTTAGTTCCTTTTCGATTTCTGTAACTGATTCTTTTTCTTCGGTAATTCTGTATTTTCCGAATACTCCGAATGCTATTTTTTTATCCGGTATATGTATTATTTCGAATGGTGTGTTTTTTACTAATATTCTTCTTATTAGTTC